GTCCCTATGGACGAGCACAAAAGAGACTTCTCTATAGTATTTAATGAGCTGCACGCCATTGTAAATGGGTTAAGCAAGAAACCTTCTGCAGATGTTAAGGGTAGCCAAAGCTCAAGAAGCAAAAATTCAGCGTCAACAAGACAACAGATTACTAATCAGACAGTTAACAGAAATTCTGCCTGCTTAGTTCATCTCGAAAATGTAATTAACTTAATTGGAAGCCAAACTCTAAATGAATATGCGGCCTATCAAATGTCACTTAATGAAAGAGAGATGCGCCAATATATGGGGTATGCTACGAGCCTCATGTCCCAGGCAAACAGTACGTTGCAAATGGCTACAAGCCTTAAGTGTGATCTAACTTTATATAACAGGTTTATGAGTTGTTACATGTCTGAATACAATACTTTAAAGGGAAAAAGGCTTCAAAAACCATTTATCCAAGATGCATTTAGTCGTTGTGTTGCCTTGCTTAGCAAGTGATTTGAGGTCTATTCAATGAAAACGATCCCCAAACTAAAAATGAACGAAATCGGCCAAGTCGAGGGCGATTATACAAAGTTACTTGAGCAACTGCGCGCAGAGTTTAAGCGCCAGCACCCGAAGGAAGATCCGGGGAAGTATGAGTTATCGACCGTTTCATTTACATTTAAAAAGCCCCCCTCGGAATGAGGAGGGCTTGCTTGTTTATGGTTTCTTGTGTAGTGCGGCCAATCTCTTGAGCATTGCGAGGGCTTCTTTCAGAACCTTATCGTCGTCAATGCGCTGAATAACTTGGATTAGCTCTTGTTTGGTCTCGGTTGTGTTCATTTCAGAACCTCCTTTGAGTTAAAAGAGATTCATTAAAACCACTCTAGATAAATATCTTTATAATGGCAAAAGAAAAAACCCGCTACTGAGGCGGGGTTTTTTGGTTAAGCTACTTTTCGTTGGGGTTTTGTTTTGTAGTTGTCTGGGTCGTGCCCATCAATCAAAATCCATCCATCCTGCTTTACGCTGGCGACACTTAGTTCCGAGAGGGCCTCTACAGAAGTGTGTTTGCCTTTCCCAATTTTGAGTTTTTGCACTGCGAGCGCTCGCACCAAGGTTGCGGAAGCAGGATCGATTGGCGTTTCTTCACGCTCATAACGCCCAATAGTCTGGCTGTCCTTATGGATGAACTGAGCAAGTTCAGCTTGGGTCATCCCCATTTCTGTACGCAGAAAGCGCATCTCAGCTCCTGATAGGCCAGACTTTTTAAGTGTAATAGCTTTTGAGATGCATTTATGCAGCCCAGGTAAATTCTTAATGACATAGGTGGGTTCACCATGTGCATCTGTGACAACAGGTAGCCCATCAATGTAGACGTTGGTTAGGCCGCATTCTTCATAATGATACAGTTCTCTGTTTTTATCTTTGATAGAGGCCATTTTCTTACCCTTCAACAACGGTTATGTCGCAAGCCTTTAGTTGCCTTTTTTCATGGCATGGGATAACGGAAACGATTACTGAGCGGTCGATGCTGTTCGGCGTCAGCCACATTATCTCATACTTAAAATATCCAGGCGAAGAGGTTTCGGTTCCCAAGCTTGCGATCTTGCCATACTTGAAAATGTGGTTCAAATCTCCGACTATCAAGCCTGCATCTTTCATTTTCCGCTTAACTCTATCAGTCCAGCAAAAATCAAATGATCCATGGGCTATTTCATTAACTAATCGAGTAGCATCAACTGGACTTAAAGGTTGGGTTAATTCCTTGGCCTGTTGCGCTTTCTCGAAAACTTCGTCTTCGAATTCCATCCACATTCCTTTTTTCGGACGAATGGCATATCATGGTGATATGCAGATCGTCAATCGAAATATATCGCCATGATATATGAATTTTTTGTGTGTGAGAAGATTAAATCGCTACTTTAAGGTAATCTATTATGTGTTTTGGGTGTTATAGGTCATAGATCCTAAAACCCCGGTTCAGGCATGAAGCCCGTATAAACCACGCCCGTAATTTTCAAATCATCGGTGCCTGCAAAATCCAGCTCATCACCGTTTCCGTTGGGAATCGCTATCGGGCGGTATTGCTGGTTATGTGATCGCGGCATCAGTAGCCAGCGTTTATTTTCCGTATCGTGGAATAATTCTTTAACCGTGGCCTCGAACTGATCACTATACTGGTCACGGCGATGGACGATCACGCGCTTACCATGCGTCAGTGCCCCGTGATAAGCCATCAATTTCACACAGACGAGATTATAACCTTCGGGATAAATCTGATCCATGGAGTCGCCACGAACTTTCAGGATATAGAAATCTTCCGGTTTGTATCCTCCCGGCGTGGGGAAAGGAATGCGCTCCCAGTCGCCGTCTTCTTCCAGGGCGGGCTGGAATACCCCGGCCTGGACGGACCCAACCACGGGGATCATTGGAAGAGGTGCGTGTTCAAAAGCGGATTGACCTATATCGGATAGGCCAGTCTTTGTCCCGGATATGAGCCATTCAACCGATACATCCAGGGCTCGTGCAATTATGTTGTACTTGGCTGACGCGGGTGTGTTTCTGCCTTTCTCCCAATGAGAGACAGCAGCAGTTGTAACTTTATTTTCTTCGGTGCTGCATAAATCTGCAAGTGCGCCTTGTGAAAGGCCTTTTGCCTTGCGGGCATCCCGAATTCTTTCTCCGATATCATTCATTCTGTCATTTTCTATAGCACAGCTATAATCCGCAATCATAGAAATGATATAATTCACATTGACTGAATTATAGATATGATATAATTTCGTTCATTATGGATAAAGCAATGGAGCGCGCATTTAAGATAGTTGGCAGTCGTGCGGCTATGGCGCGAGAACTAAATCTCTCTCAATCAGCTTGTTATCAATGGGAAAAATGTCCTCCGGAAAGGGTTTTGGATATTGAGAGCCTTACGCAACAAGCCGGGGAAATTGTTACACGTTACGAACTCCGCCCAGACATCTTTGGCGAAGGCCCTCCATCGGCAGCGGAATAACCCGCTCGCCCCGGTCAATCGCCTCGGCCCGCTCAATGAGCCAAGCCGAGGGATCAACGCCGACGAAAGGAAAGGTTTGTGGGTAAGTTTTTTCCATAAGCCGCATTGTGGATGAAGGCCGCGCGCCGGTCTTGTGAAATAGACTACAGGGGACGAGACAACTATGGTCAAGGTCCAAAAGGCATTTTCAGTGGAACGCGCCATACATGGTGCATTGGCTGAGTTTGACGAACACGAAATCAAGCAAATCACAGGAAAGAGCATCTCCCTTGTGCGCAAGTGGGCAGATGAAGACTGCGACTATAACCATTTCCCATGGGAACAGGCGGTGAACCTGGGGGCTGCTTTGTCTTTGCGAGGACAGCAGGAGCGATTTACCGAGGCATTCCGTAATGCCCTCTCTCGTAAAATAGAACAGTGCGGCGGTGCCCCCGCGCACACCCCGGCCCAAACGCACGAACGCCTGATCGAACTCATGAAAGAGGTGGGCGACGTTGCCAGCTCCTTCCAGTCAGCCACTGCCCCGACAAGCCCTGCCGGAAAAGACCTAAGTCTCGCCGAGAAAAACGAGATCACCAAAGAACTGCTTGAGGCGCGCGATGTGATCGATGCGGCCTTGAAAGATATGGAGGTTTAGACCATGGCAAGCCAGCACATGAAGCCCCACCACGTAAAGAAACTCCTGAGCATGCATGCAGCAGGAGCGACGGTGGGCGAGATTTCCCAAGAGATCGGGTTTAGCTGCGATGCGATCCGCGCGCGTCTCAATCGGATGGGGTTGGAACCCAACAAGAAACAGGGCACCCATCAAATGACGGTCAGTCATTACGATGAACAGGAGGCTAGGGAACGTTCCATCCGCATCTTAAGCCAAATGAACCGCCGCCAGTCCCAACACATTCAGCATCTTATGAGGTTGCCATGACCAATGCCGTGATTGCCGAACAAATGGCTGAAATGGATCGTTTGCAGGCTGAACTGAGAGAGCGCAGCGCGCGCCACCGCAGAACCACTCCTATTGTGCGCAAGATTCAAAGAATCCGTACTCAGATTATGCAGCACCAGTATCCGAAGCCGAAAAAGGTGTACCAGGTGCAGGTCGAAAGCCGGAGGGTGTGACATGCAGGCGCAGGAAATTGTCCGGCCTTTCGATGATCACTACCCGACTGACCCGGAACCGGTTCGTGCTTTGTTGAGCGTTGAATCATTTTCCGGCGGTATCTGGGAATGTGCAGCCGGTGACGGAGCCATGGCAGCCACATTGCGTGAAGCCGAGCATACGGTTCGCGCCACCACAGCCTATGAAGGCCGGCACGAGCGCGACTTTCCCAAACATAAGGTTATCGGTGGCGTTGATTTTCTGGCTCAAACGGAAACCAAGCACCCGAACATTATCACCAACCCGCCTTACGGCAAATTGAACGGCAAAACAGACCGCAAGGCGGCTGAAAAATTCGTTCGCCATGCCCTAAGCCTGAAACCGCACAAAGTGGCAATGCTCCTTCCGATGCAGTTCTGGGGCGGGCAGGACCGGATGAACGGCTTGCATAAGGAAATGCGCCCGTCCCGCATTTGGCAATTTGCGGACCGTCTCAAGTTTTACCCGGCAGGAGTGGATAAGACCAACCTGAATACACCGTCTCATTACTTTGGATGGTTTGTTTGGGATCTGCCCCTGTCCGGTGCCTGGCTGACTATCGGTCTTTTGAACTCAAGTGAATTTAAATCCCCGTCTCCCTGAGGGACACAACTGCCGGGGCTCTGCTCTGCATCCCTGGTGCTTTTTGAAAGGAATGAAAATGTCTGATTTTTTCGAAGACAACCACCATGACAGCCTTGTGAACTTCGATGCGCAAATTCTTCGCACCGTTGCGGCCAAGGTCAACAAGGCGGATGCGAAAGCCAGTGAAGCGAAAGGCTACCAATCCGATGCCATGGGCAAGGTGGACGACAGCGGTTTCAACAAACAACCCTTTAAGCAGGCAAACAAGCTGGCGAATATGGAGCCGTCCAAGGCGCAGGAATATATCAAGGACCTTCTGTCTTACTGCCTGGTGATGGGCGTCTTTGATCAGCTCGACCTGTTCCGCGGTGAAGAAACATTGCGTCGCCTGCAAGAAACCGTTGCGATCCTGAATGACCGTGCTGGCGAATTGGGCATTGAAGTTCATGACTGCAACGAAGACGAAGAAACGCAGGAAGTGGCTGGCGTTGATGAAGGTTGGGACGAAGATTCCGACATCGACCAGGACGGTGAAGAAACCGAAGGTTACGCCGCAGAAGATGCGCATGGTGCCCAAGTGGTAGATGACGAAGGCGCAGATATCAGTGAAATCGACGACATGCCGGAAAATTCCGGTGCGATTTTTAATGCCGGTAAACAGCATGCCATTGATGAAGGGGCACTCGACGATTGCCCCTATGATGGTCGCACAAAGGATGCGGCGATCTGGAAACGCGGCTTTAACACGGCGATGGACGATACCAACATCCAAGATGAAGACGCTGGATACTCTGGCGGCTTGGGTCAAGACGAGCCGTTCCCCGGTGATGATGCACACGTTCACTAAGGGGTAGCTTCATGGAATGGAAGAACGGGAAACTGCATTTGACGATTAAGGGCCAACCTGCGTCCATGAAAAACGGGCGTCAGATTGGTTGGAAGCGATCCAAAAAACAACCTTGGAAAACGGTTCCATACCTTCGCAAGAGCGACAAGGCTTTGTCTTACGAGCAATCGATCAAACGGCAGATTCCCATTCTTCGTCGCCGTATCAATGGACCGTGCAAGATTTGGGTCCGGGTTTACTACCAAACTCAAAAGCCGGACCTTGATTGCGAACTGATTTTCGATGCGTTGCAGGACCGTGTTTACGAGAACGACCGGCAACTCCGTGAAAAGCATCTCTATCACGCTATCGACAAAAAAAATCCCCGCGCAGAAATCGTTATTCAACCTCTGGAGCCTGAGTTATTCCAATGATGGAAGACCTGAGACAATATCAACGCAACGACCTCAACGCCCTGATGGCTTGCGTTCAGCGCCGTGTCCCCGGTTTCCTGTATGTGTTACCGACGGCAGGCGGGAAAACCCGTGTTTTCACGCGCCTGTGTTTCTTTCTTTTACAACAACTTAATTTCAATATTTGCATTTTCGTTCATCGCAAGGAACTGCTTCACCAGGCCGTCAAAACCCTTAAGGAGATGGGGCTGGACGTTGGGGTTATTGCGCCGGGGCATGAGCCGACATCCCATCAAATTCATGTGGCCTCGATCGATACCGTTGATCGTCGCCTTCATTCATTAAGACCATTTTTAAGTACTATTGATTTAGCCATTTTTGATGAAGCCCACCATATTGTCGCGTCCTCCTGGGGGCGTGTGCAGGCGGCTCTTGTAAAGGCGCTGATTATGGGTTGTACCGCAACGCCTTGGCGGCAGGACGGCAAACCCTTAGGCTCTGCGTTCGTTGAAGCCGTAAAAGGCCCGACCAAGGCACAACTGATAAAATGGGGCTATATTGCTCCGTCTGTTGTCTTTGCGCCTGATCTGAATGTGGACTTGTCCGGAATCACAAAACGTGGTGGTGATTTTGCTCGCGGCGAGCTGAACCGCGTCATGGAAGAAATAGACCTGCGCCCTGTGGTGAAATCCTATGCGCATTTCTGCCCAGGCGTTCCCGCCATTACTTTTTGTGCAGGTGTAAATAGCGCTTTTCGCGTCGCTGAGGCGTTTTCCGCTTCCGGGTGGATGGCAACCAACCTTGATGGCTCTATGGGCGTCATGGAGCGCGAGAACGCCATTTCAGGACTGGGGAAAGGGCGAATACAGAACCTGACGTCCTGCGATATTATATCTGAGGGAACCGACATTCCTATAGTGGGAGCAGCCTTAAACCTGCGCCCAACAGAATCAACGGCTCTTTACGACCAGCAGAACGGTCGGACTTTCCGCCTGCATAAAGGCAAAAAGCACTCAGTTATTCTGGATTTTGTACAGAACTGGGCCAAGCATGGCCTGCCTGAGGCGGACCGGGAATGGTCACTGCGCGAAGGCCTGATTTCTATCGACAAAAACAATACCTTGATTAACCGGTGTCCGCGCTGTTCGCGTGTTCACGAGAAAGCTGACAGGTGCCCGACATGCGGCCATGTCTATCGGAAGGTCAAATCATGCCACAACGGCCTCAACGATACCCAGTTGCGCGGCGTGCCGGGTATCCGCTGTTATTCTGCCAGACAGATCCGGGACATGAGCTTCCAGAGCGCTTTGGAAATTGCAAAGAACAAACGGGACCTTGAGCGCGTAGCCTACATTCGTGGTCTTCCCAAAGAATGGGTAGGACAGGTGTTGCAGCGCCGCCATGCGATGAAGCGCAGGGGGGTGGCATGAGTGGGCTTCCTCGTTTCGACTTCTACCCGCGCGATTGGCTGGCTGACACACGCGGCCTCAGCCATGCTGCTAAAGGGTGCTACATCGATATACTTTCCGTGATCTACAATCAAGGTGAACCGATCACTTATGATGAAGGATATTTGTGCCAGTTGCTCGGCTTCAAACAGGCGCGATCAATGCGCAAGGTGGTCAATGAATTATTTGATAGCGGCAAGCTCACCATTGTTGAGGGAATGATTGTCAATAATCGTGCTCTGGAAGAGATCGAGAAGGCCAATTTCAATATAGAAAATGGAAGAAAAGGCGGAAAAAAAAGCAGAAAAAACACGAAAAAAACTTCAAAAAATCATCAAAAAAATGAAGATTTTCCAAATGTTTCAGAAAGTGAAAATGAGGAAAAACAAACACTTAATAATAACCCTCCTTCTCCCCCTCCTTCTCCTACGGTTAATGGTAGTGGTAAACCACCACCATTAGCGCGCGAAGAAAACGGAACAGAACTTTCAGAATTGCAGGATCAGATTTTGCGGATCGTAACCCCGATTGCGAACGATAAACTCAGAACTGCGTTTATCCGGGGTGATCAGTCCCAACTTGCCGTCGTCCCATCGTGGCATGCATCAGGTCCCAGCCCTGAGCAGATCATCCTAACCATTCAGGCAGAAGCCGAGAAAGTCGCCGCCCGAGGCGAAACGGTTTCCAGCCTGAAATATTTCGATAACCCGATCCACCGGCTTTCCATGGCTGGCTCCCATGCCACAAGCGGTCCCAATCCGTCCGGGGTTCCCAAACCTCAGCCTCAAGGCCTGTGCGATCGATTAAAAACCTACGAACAGAACCGGAGGATACGCCATGGCGAATAACGTTGTTCAGCTTGATAGCAAGCGCCGTGCAGTCGCTGTTCAAGCGATGCGAGAATACCACCATCTCCTCAAGGTGGATAATGGCGTCCTGCCTCGCATTGATGAATTTTCCGAACTTGTGCCAGTTGAGAAATGCCAGGCGATTGTTGAGCGCATCGACGCTGAGCATGCGCCTGCTGGTGAAAGTCGGCAGACAACGGAAGCAGTGCATTCTCTCGTTGGCGGATTTCCCCAATCCATGCAGTCAGCGGACCGGATGGAAAACCCGAATATCTACCTGGCTCATGTGGTTCGAGTGTATTCCAAATATCCGGCAGCCCTGCATGAGCGGGTGACGAACGAAATCCTGGAGCGCTTCATCTTTCGCCCCGCTGTTGCGGAAATCCGGGAGGTTTTTGAGGAGGCCGTTTCGCGTTGGACATACGCCCAGATTATCGCTGAGAGACACCTGCGCGAACATGAACGCCGCCGCAAAGAAGCGGAGCGCGAAGCCCTTCTGGCTGACGAGCATGATACCCGGGACGAGTTCATTGAAGAGCTACGCCGTCGGTTTGGAAACGCTGCCGTTGGCTTTGTCGAAAACCTGGAAGAGGGAAGCGGCAAACCAAAGGCGCGGAAGGTCAAAACTGACGACGAGGTGGACCTGCAAAGCTTTGGGCAGGACCGGGACGAACTGGACCGTAAAGCCGCCGAGTTGCTGAGAGGGGCGGACGGATGACAGTGGAAGAAGCGCTCAACGAAGCCCGTAAGGTGATTGTCAATTCCGATACTTGGGAACCTGGTGCCTACACCGCAGCTCGTTGCGCGTTTCACAATCATTTGGATAAAGCCGGTCAAGCCCGCCTGTACGCTTGGATTCAGAAGGAAAAGGAAGCTGGCGAGTGCCATAGGGAGCAGTTGCCAACCAAACTGGCCCGAGTGGCTTAAGGAAATTAACCATTTTAACCCCTTGCACAACGAGGGAAGATTTTTGAAGGGTCACTGACCCGAGGAGGAATGATGGATTTGAAACAATTGCGGGAAGTTGCTGTAGAGCAAGATCGCTTGTACCGAGAGGCTGCCCTTGCGAGCCCGGGTAAGCTGGTTAGTTCGTCAGATTTTGCAGTTCATGTCACGCCGATGGAGATGTTGGCTCTGCTGGATCATTTGGAGAACCAGTCAAAACGCCGGGAGAAAATGTTGAACGTTGGCGCGAGAGCAATGCGTGTTGCTGACGAGTTTCGCGAAGAACTCGCAATGAAGAGGCGCGCAAATGCTCAATTGCGTGCGCTCATCAAGGAACTCATTCCGTTTATCGGTCGTGAGGCAAATGTCCCTGATTTATTGGAAAAGGCCGAAAAAGTAGTGAACCCGTTACATCGCCTTTGTGCGACTTGCAACGGAGAAGGTTGGATCCAGACCACGCAAACCGTTCCTGAGTGTTGTGGGTGCTCCACGACGGGCGAATGTGGCGGAGAGGGGTGTAATGGCCCAGAGCCTGCCCAAGCGCCCCTACAGGAAGCTTGCCCACATTGTGGAGAGGGGGCCGAGCTATGACCAGCAAAAGTGCCGACATCGGCCGACGAGCAAAATTAAGGTTGCTCAAGCATCAGCTCCAAGATGCCGAACGTCGCCTTGAGGAGGCCAGGGATCTTCCTGATGAAATAGCGACCCTAAAGATTCAAACCGCTGAATTTGAAAGAAAGGAGACGTAGCTATGACCCCCGCCGAACGTATCGCGCTCCTTGAACGTGCCGTCGCCCTGCTTGTTGCCGAGGCCTGCGGAGAGCCGGTCACAAAGGAAGATTTCAAACCGTACAAACGGATGATGGGGGAATGTGTGCTTAAGCATTTACCTGAACTGGAAAGGAAACTGTGATTATGGGGAATAATTTTGATTACCTCTTGCCACGTTTCAACAACGTTGATAGCGCCACCGCGCCGGAATATGGCAAAGCTCCTGCGGATATTGGTGACATTTTCCAGAAGTTGCAGAAATCAATGGAGGGGAGTTTCGTTAAGCCGCTGCGTGATCAGATGTTTGATCAGATCCTGACTGTTCATGGTCAGGTTGGATTGAAGATTATCACTGACGAAAACATGGTGGAAATCGCTGAGGACTGGTCTGAGGTCCGCTCCCGATCACGCGCCAAACGTCGCCGCGCCATGGGACATCCTCAACGCATCAAGATTATCCGTAAGCCCAAAGCAATGAAAACGCCCTTTGGCATAGTGGTGCATCCGTCAATCTATCAGAAACTCAAGACGGAACTGGCTGAGAGAGTTGATAAGGCGGCTGAGAAGCAGATGTACGAGGCGTTTATGGGTGGCGGTTCATTAAGAAAATAAAATCTTAACCAAAACAAAACCCCGTGTTTCCTAATGACAACCTCACATGGGAACGTGAGCCTTCGGAAACGCGAGGCTTTGGATTTCAGTAGCAAGATGAAAACTACAGTTTTTTCATTTGAATGACAAGGCAAGGCGGTAAGGAAATGGGTTTCATGGGTAAAAAGAATAATTCGATCCGAAAGGAAGCGATAGGCCTGGGCGTTGATCCGTTCAGGTTCGATAAAGGCGATGTTCGTGTCACAGCAGCCCCACAAAAACGGGAGCGGCGCGCAGAGGTGGTTTTCTCCACAACGCTCTACCGGATGCGCCAGAACGGTAGTATCTCGCAGGCAGCTTATGAGAAAGGCGAAGAAATCTGCATGACCATTGAAGCGATTGAGGGCAGTCAGATCAAATCAATGCTGGATACAGACGTAATTGCCTCGGCGGCAGGTAAGAGCGCCAATAAGATTCCGGTGGGGGTGACGGATACAGCAATGGGCCGGGCGGCTAAGGTGCGCAACTGGCAGGCTGAGGCGGGGGAGATGTGGCCGGCGCTTGTGGCTGTCTGTGCGTTCGGCATGAGCATAAAGGAAGCGGCCAAGCTTGTTCAGCGACGCGACGGGTTTGTCAGTGCGAGTATCAAACATGTTTTGGAAGGGCTTGTGTGGTAAGGTTTTAAATTTCAATTAAAAAGGGAAAGGTAAGCTATGGGGGTAAATATTCTATCTCAAATAAAAAAGTTTCTATTAGTTTGCGCGACAGGCGGGATGATTGGTGCCTTTACGAGTGTGATGGCAACTTCAGCTATTTCAGATGATCCAGATATGGTGATGAACTTTATTACATTTGCGTTGTGTTTGTTCAAAATTGCTATGTTTTTTTTCTTCTGTGCCGCTATAGCTAAGATAATAAAAACCGATATAGAGCGCCTATCTACTAAGCGAAATATATGGGAAAATTGCGTTTTAGGTATTGTTGTGATTGTACCGATAACCCTTTTATGGGGTTACACGTTTTGGGATTCAAAAGAAAGTGACATGATGTTTGCAACGCCTTTTGTGTGTACATCTTTCCAGAATGCATTTTCAAAAAACAAGGATTATATAAGCTTAAATCCTGAAATGCAGCTCATGTGTGAAGAGATGATTGGAAGAGCGCACAAGGATTATAGAGATGCCTCCAGCAAAAAAGATGCTGACTCTTGACAACGGGCGCTCGTAACGGCATCATTTATTCAAATTAGAGAAATGCCCCTTGGCTTCGGTCCGGGGGCTTTTTTGTGCCCGTAATCTGACATGAGAAAACCCCGAGGGAACTCAATCCCTGCGGGGTTTCTTTGTGTGTCTTCGCTTTCAACGAGTTTTCACCTGTAGCTGATCTGATGTGTCTGAGCAACCTGAAAAACAGCCAAAAGAAACGTTTGAATCCCATATCGCAACTGGGAAGTTTGCAGGCACACCGCGCTGTCAATCGCTGTCAAAGCGATCGCGCAAGCAGTGTAACAACCCGGCTGTAAGAGGGGCAGACACATGCCGCATGCATGGCGGTAAGGGCTCAGGGGCACCAAAAGGGAATGTAAACCGGGCCACACCAGGCAGTCCACGCAGCAAGTACAAGAGCGTTCAACAGCAACGCATCGAACTTGAAATGCTGCAAAGCAAGGATGTGTCTGAGGTGGTGGAAATTCTTCTGCGCAACCATGCAGCCAAGAGTTTGCTGGCGACTAAATGCCGGGAGCTGAACGACGTCGAAGTTACGCAGGTCAGTGAGCCGGCAGAGGATAGTGATGATCCTGACAATGGCATTAAGGCCAAGGTGGTCGATTACGACAAAGTTGCGCGTGATGAATCTATGGCCGTGGCACGGTTGGCCGGGTCATGGACACAAATCAAACGGGTAGAAGAACCGAGTGCGGGCGATGCGGGCGCGGATAACCAATCTGCGGCGGACGAGATTGAAGATATGGTTGTAGATGCAGTCAACGAAGCGAAAGAGCGCGAAAAGACATTATCCGAATAACCCGCCGGAACCGTCAGAGGATAATCGCGGGCTTTTACCGGATGGCTTGCCGCTGAAACTGCGCGAGACGAAGAATTTCTGGAAAGCGTTGCTGCGTCGGGCTGAGAAGAGGGACGAGGAAGAAGGGACGGAAGGAAAACGCCTCAGCGACGCGCGCCGGTGGCTGTGCCGAAACGATCTATTCTTCCTGATGTTCTGGGGATTGGGGCGCACCGATATCTTGCATCCGTGGCTTTTCCGCCGGTGCCGGGAAGTGCAAGCCTTTCCGAATGGGTATTTGGACCTGTGGAGCCGCGAGCATTACAAATCGACGATCATCACTTTTGCTCTGACCATTCAGGATATTCTCGCCAGTCATGGGGAAAAGCCAGCACCGCGATATCACGGCAGGGAAGTCACAATCGGTATTTTCTCCCACACGCGGGGGATTGCCAAAGCGTTTCTGCAACAGATTAAGCAGGAACTTGAAGAAAACAAACGCCTGAAGGATTTGTTTCCGGACATTCTCTGGTCCCGGCCACCGCGTAAAGGCTGGTCGTTGGATAACGGGATTACGGTCAAGCGACAGTCTAACCCGAAAGAGGCAACGGTAGAGGCTTGGGGCTTGGTTGATGGACAGCCGACCGGGCGACATTTTTGGACGTTGCTCTATGACGATGTGGTCACGGTGGAGAGTGTCAACACACCGGACCAGATCAAGAAAACGACCAGTCAATGGGAGTTATCGGACAACCTCGGAACCGAAGGTGGCAATAAACGTTACGCAGGAACGCGCTATCACCTATTCGATACCTATTCGGATATCATCAAGCGCGGGGCGGCCATTACTCGGGTCCACTTGTGTACGAAGGATGGCACTGAGAACTTTGTTAAAGAGAACTGCACACTAAAGTTCCCAAGCACGTTACAGAAAAAACGTCAGGCGCAGGGACCCTACATTTTCGGGGCGCAGATGCTTCAAAACCCGACGGCAGATACGTCTATGGGATTTGATGAAGATTGGCTGCGCTACTGGACGCCAGAGACATACGACGGCCTGAATATCGGAATTATCGTTGATCCGGCATCGGGCAAAGAGAAATCGCGCAGTGACAATGACTATACAGCCATTTGGGTGTTGGGGTTTGGGGCAGATCGCAAGGTGCGCCAGCTCGAACATATTCGGGAACGCATGAACCTGCCGACCCGGACCAAATGCCTGTTTGATCTGCACCGCAAGTGGTCGGATGTGAATTCAATCTTTCGGGTGGGATATGAGGATTACGGCATGCAGGCCGATATCGAGCATATCAAATCGGAGATGGATCGGCGCAACTACAGCTTTGAAATCACACCTCTTGGCGGAGGCATGAGCAAGGTTAATCGGATCCTGCGCCTCGTACCATGGTTTGAGCGCGGGGATATCCTGTTGCTGCAAAATGACATTCACAACCGCCATTCCGATGGCGCAGCGGTGAACAGCACCAAACAGTTTATCGAAGAAGAGTACACGGCCTTTCCTGTCTGTAACCACGACGACAGTCTGGATGGTTTGGCGCGCTTCATTGATGACGATTTCGTAATTGATTGGCCGGCACGGAAGGAAGCAACTTCCAAGCCGGAGGATATGGACCACAGAACAGCCTGGTAATAGAGCAAACGTATGATTTTTGGACACACCGCGCCTGACAAACTGCCCAAGCAGGACGCCGAGAAGGTGATGAAGCTTGTGGATCAGTTTGAGCGTGCTGCAACGGCGCACCGGGTCTGGGCGGAACCGGCAAAAAAATGTGTGGATTACTTCGAGGGGCGGCAGTGGACGGCGGACGAGATTGCCAAACGGGCAGCCAAGGGGTTGCCGTCGCTTAGCTTCAACGAAATTGGTCCTCTGGTCCGGCTGGTGATCGGTTATTTCCAGAACAATAAAACCGATTTGTCCTTCTTGCCGGGTAATGACTCCATGTCCACTGAGGACTTGGCAGAACTCCTCAGTAATGTGGTGAAGCATATTGCTACGGTCAATCACCTGACATACGTGGATACCGAAACCTATCTGGATGGACTGCTGACCGGGCGCGGATATCAGGAAGCAAAGCTGGACTTTGAAAAGAACCTGCTCGGCGATGCTGCGTTAAAGGCTGTGGACCCATTCACCGTGTATCTGGATCCGGATAGTTCAGAATATAACCTTGATGACCATCCGCGCATTCAACAAACCCGATGGGTGAGTTTGGATGAAATTGAGGCGACCTATGGCGGTAAAGCCAAGGACTTGCTGGAAGGGTTTACGAAAGGCGATATCTGGAACGGTTTTCCTATTTCAGCGAGTTCGGGTGAGGAAGAAGTCACCCCCATCCGCAACTTTGGCCAACAACTTGATGAAAACGGAATGGATGATTTCCAGTCCTTCCGGTCCACGTTCTTCGAGCACCTGTATGACACCTCGCGCAAGACCGTAAGAGTGCTTGATACCCAGTATTGGGTGCGCGAGGTCAAGCCGTGCTTTATTGATCTGGAGACAGGAGACAAGGCGGTTATCCCTGACCATTGGGATGAAAACCGCGTCCAGAAAGTGCTCCAATGGGCTGGACGGGGCGGCAACCCATTGAAAGTGCAACGCATGATGTGCAAGCGCGTTCGTTGGACTGTATTGGCCGGGGATGTAATCGTCCACGATGATTGGAGTTTGTACGATGGATTTACGATCAAGGGTTATTTCCCTTATTTCCGTCGTGGCGTCACCAAAGGCATGGTGGACGATCTGATTGATCCGCAGGATGAGATCAACAAACGCCGAAATCTGGAAATTGAAATTGTCGGCCGCCAAGCGAAAGGTGGCTGGGTTTATGAAGACGGGACCTTTGACGACAAGCAGGAAGAACGTTTCAAGCAGCTTGGCTCAACACCGGGCATTCAGATCAAGACCAAAGAAGGAAAAAGGGATACCGTCAAAGAGATTGGTACCGGCCCGGCTCCTCAAGCCATGGAGAAGCTGGAACAGAAAGGCTACGAGAATGTGCGCCGTACCGCCGGTATCAACGAAAGCGCTTTGGGCAATATCGACAAGGTGCAATCGGGCAAAGCCATTCTGGCGCGCCAACAGCAGGCCGTTGTTGGCTTGCAGATGTACCAAACCAATTGGAAACGCACAAAAGAACTTCAAGGCCGCTCCATTTTGGGGATTGTCCAGAAGTATTACGACGAGAAACGTATCTTCCGCATCGAAGGTGAAGACGGGAGAATTGTTGAGAAAATCATCAATGGCCGTCGTCTGGGCGATGATGGTGTTATGCAGAAGTTCAACGATGTAACTGTGGGCAAGTATCTGGTCAAGGTTGATGAAACGCCAATGTCAGCGACGTTCCAGGAAGCCCAGTTCCAAGAGTTCAGCCAGTTCTTTGAGAAGTTCGCTCCGGCTATGGGACAAGGTGCGAGTGCGCTCGCAGATATCTGGATCGATATGTCCTCAATGCCCCGCAAGGAAGATGTGAAGCGTCGCATTCGGACTGTGCTTGGCATCGACAAGCTGGAGAACTCAACGGCAATGGGATCTGGCAATGTCCCCATGCCGGAAGGAAGCGCCCCACAGCCGCAACCGCCTGCCTTACCGGCAGCAGAATAAGGGATAGATATGGGACACAAGCTTGACGATAATTTTTTAAACTCCAAGGCCACATTCTTGCGTATGGATTATGAGGCCGAGCGCAGCGGCAACAAATCGCAGTGGTATGGCGCGGCGGTTACAGGAGCGGGACAGGAAATGGATTTCTATCCCACGATCACGCCGAAGCCGGACGCCTTCTGCAAGACATTTGTGTTCGATATGCTGCGTGTCCTGAATGATCATTTGCATCACGACGGGGCATGGGTATGCGTCATGCTTAACCCCCACGCGGATGACAGCAATATTCAGGTCTTTGAGGCCGAGTATCGCAAGTTCGTCTTCCTGTGGATGGACGAAGACGGGGATATCCATATCCCTGTTGAAATTGAAGACAGCATTGCAGGTGTTATGAGCGCCGGTCCCGATGTGTGGCTGGAGCAATGCGAACTGGCCTGGCAAGCCTGGCAGGAACTGGACAGGTCCATTGATGCCCGTCCTCAGGAGAAATTCAAACGGGCGATGGGCGAGCGGCCCTCGTCTATCATGTAAAGGAGGAAACATGCTGGAAATTATGAAGCAGGCTGTCATGTTGTACAGTCCGCGTCACTGGCCGGTCTTTCAGGAAATGCTTGAAGAACTGGCAGAGAATGCAAGCGCGAATGATGTCGCACAAGTGATTGTGGACGCCTGCCGCAAATGTAACATCAATGAACAGGATTTCCCGAACATCTTTGAAAACAAGGCGGAGCGGGAAGAGTGGAAGGCGGCATATGAGAAGGCCCTCGGCCTGACCGAGCGCATTGAAGCAATGCCGGGCCTGCCTGATTTCGAAGAATTCAAGAATAAGGAAGCGATCGAACAGTGGGCGCTTGATACACTTGGCGTCAATATCGATACCTCCAAGACCCGTGAAGCTATGATCGAAGAGGCCAAAGCTATCTTTGAGGAGCAGTACGGGTAACAGGCTTTGATGCACAGCCTTTAACGCTGCATCACTCCGGTTGCTGAGGCCGATATTTCAGCCCTCCACATCAAGGAAACGATGATCCCCGGAAACTCTACCGTCCGATATCGGTGGAGCGCTTCGTCGTGCGTAAACGGACGATTTTCGCAAACCCCAGCGACATGAGGTAATCAAGATGGGTACACAAGCACAGAACGGCACTTTCGAAAACGACCAACACGAAGACACGAATGCAGATGGTCAGCCTTCTGAAGACAATGGCACCGGCGGCAACACAGAAGCTGAATTGCCGGAAATCGATCAGGATGACCCGGATGCAGTTGCATTGGCGGAAGCAATGAAAGAAGTCAAGGCCGAGGAAGCTGATAACTTCCAGGACCCGGTGGATGAAAATGCGGAAGCTGAAGAAAAGGTCAACGAGCTGGTCGGGGATCAAGAGCAGGAGGCAGAACAGCCCAATGCCGAGGATGAACCCGAGGGTAAAGACGATGTGCGTATTCCGAAATCTCGCTTTGATGAGGTGAATCAGGCACGTAAGCAAGAAGCCGAACGGGCACGTCAGTTGGAATTGAAAATCGCCGAACTTAACGGCAAACTTTCAGCCTCCACCACTGAACAGACCGAACGGCCCGAGCAGAAAGCGCCCACCCCTCAGGACGAAATTTCAAAACTGAATACCGAGATCGATAGCATTTGGGACAAGGTGGATGATGGTGATCTTACCGCCGGCGAAGCCCGTCGCAAAGAACGCGCTATCGAAACTCGTATTCGGGAACTGGAAACGCCGACCCATCCGAAAAAGGCACAGGAACAAACCAACATTCAATCTGACGACCTGTATCTTCAGGAAAGGACAAATGAATTAATCCAAGGCAGTCAGGCGACCCAAGCGCTCCAGCAACTGGGGCTGCCTGAAAACTCGCCGGAATGGTCTTTTGTGAACGGCAAGGCCCGACAGCAGCTTGACGCTGAAGGGCTTAAGTACAACACCCCTCTGGGGACGTTGCGTTATCGTCAATTGCAGGTCCAGATGATTGAGGAAAATGTTCAATTCCTCGTGCCGAACTATCAAGCGGCGGCAGACACCGCCCCGGCCACTAAGCCTGAAAACAAAGGTCCTTCACCGGAGGCAAAAGAGCGAGCCCGAAAACTGGAACTCGCCAAGCGCCAACCGGCTTCAATCAACACCATGGCCGACAGCGGCAGCAGTCACGACCTTTCCTTGGAAAAGCTCTCTGAGCTTTCTGAGGAAGAGTTTGATGCACTGCCGGAATCTGTTCGCAACAAGGCCATGGAGGGCATTATCGAATAGATTAAGGGAGAGCCAAATGGCTGAAACCGATTTCGGCGCACTGTCCGGTGCGCGCAAGAAGCTCTGGGCTAATCAAATCTGGGCCGCAGGGCGCGATGCGTCTTTCCTGTTCTCGAACAATATGATCGGGAAAAATGAGAAAGACATGAATTCTCCGTTCCACCGTGTGACGGAACTGACTAAAACCGAACGTGGCGACCAGTGCGTCATGCAACTGGTTGCTGATCTGCAAGGCGACGGTATCGCTGGTGATGGCACTTTGGAAGGTAATGAAGAAGCGCTTTCCAATGAAGATATTGATATCCAGACGGACCAACTACGTAATGCAGTGAAGTCAAAAGGCCGTGTCTCAGAACAGAAAAACGTCATTCGCTTCCGGGCCATGGCAACCGGTAAGTTAAAATTTTGGCTTGGCGACAAGATCGATGAACTGATGTTCCTGACCATTGCCGGTCGGGCTTACTCGCTCAAAACCGATGGGACGACGCGGGTCGGTTCCGACTTGCCCAACCTCAGCTTTGCGGCTGATGTATCGACATCCTCGGCCAATCGTGTGCTGTATGCCGGCACGGCCACTTCGGAAGCGACATTGACGGCTTCGGACAAAATGTCCTGGAACCTGATTGTACGGGCATGCGCATTTGCCAAACGTAAAAAAGTGCGCCCGATCCGCTCCAAAGGTAAGGAGTACTTCCTGGGCTTGCTGACGACTGAGCAAGCGCGCGACCTCAAACAGGACAGCGATTACAAATCGGCTCTGCAAAATGCCGGTGTTCGCGGTGATCAAAACCCGATCTTCAAGGGGGCCTTGGCCGTTGTTGATGGTGTGATTCTTTATGAACACAATAAAACCTTCAACACACTGGGGCTGGACTCTGGTTCTCGCTGGGGCTCGACCGGGACCATTCATGGCGCGCAAGCAATGTTGCTCGGTGCGCAAGCCGGTGCCATTGCCACAATTGGTGAACAGTCTGTAGATGAGTCCGACAGTACAGACTACGGCAACAAGAATGGCATCGCCTATGGCCGTATGGTCGGCATGCTGAAGCCGCAATTCAAATCCATTCCGGATGACAACTCCGTTGAAGATTTCGGTGTTGTTTCCCTGAAAACCGCGGCTGCCGAAACTTAAGCCGCATCCTTCTCACACCTAAAAGGACGGGTACTTCGGTACTCGTCCTTTTGCTTCTTTTCCCATCAGGAGTTTTTCTCATGTCTGAACAACCCTCCGTCGCCAAGCCGCAAGCGCCGGCAAAGGCCGCACCGAAACCCCAAGCCAAGAAACCCGCCGCCAAGCCGCAAAAGCAGGACGTGAAAAAGGAAACGGACACGGCTCTGTATGTCGTTGACACCACTTGTGCCCCCAATGCGCCGCACAATGTGCGTGAGCATGAGGTGCAGGTGGGGAACGGGCGTATTTTTACGTACAAATTTAAATACGGTGAAGCGACAAAAATGCCGTCCGGCCATGCCCGTCGTTTCCTGCACATTCGCGAATTCAACATTTATGAAGACGCTGAACTGACAGTGCTGGTTCCCACAACCTCCAAGGCTGATACCACCAAAATCGGTGACAACATCAAGCTGGAAACCGGTCAGGTCGTTGCCCGTCTTGGAGAACTGACCACCGATGCTTTGTTTGCCCGTTGTTGCCAGTACGCCGGCAGTGAAAACCTGGGCGAAGATGCGGAACGTGAAGACGCGATCAATTTCCTGCGCGACAAGTACGGGATTCCGGTTCCGGGTGCTGTTTCTGAGGACGACCTTGAACTTGAAATGGATGCCGACGAAATGGACGGTATTTTAGATTAAGGTGACAACAGATGCCGATTTCGCTATCCGCCAAAGAGATTGTGGAAAGAGCGCTGCGTAAAATTGGCAGCCTCTCCATCAATGACACTGCCGCCGATACCATTGAACTGGAAGAAGGTCTTCACTGGCTGGACCTGATTATGAGCGAGCTGGCCGGTACGGAGTACATCAACTTTCTTGTTGAGGATAAGGTGTCGTTTGCTCTTTCGGCGGATACGCAGGTCTATAATCTGAAAACAGTTGCAGGGGCTGACTGGCCCAATGATGGCATGGCCTTCCCCCTTTCTGCCTATGCAGAAACAGGAAGTTCGCGCCAAGAGGTCAAGCTTTTGTCTAAAGCGCGCTTTGATGCGCTTGATACTGCTGCCGGAGGTGGCCCGCAGTATGCCTATATCGACCGTAGTTCTGACCCTGTATTGAAAGTGTGGCCGACGCCCGGTGACGACAACGTTACTTTTGAGCTCACATTTCAGAAGTTCTCCTCAACCTTTTATGGCAACTCAAATTCCCAAACAGGCCTGCGCCCCAGTTGGCAACGCTGGGCAATCTATGCCTTGGCCGCTGAAATTGGGGATGGTCCGGTGCGTCGCCTACCTCTTCGTGAGGTTGATCGATTTGGCAAACTGGCTGATGTCACCTTGTTCAAGCTGCAAGCATTTGACCGCTCTTTTGAAACGGCCAATCCCATCACCCCGTATTATGACGGAGTATAATTGATGACCCGCATTGCCATTCAGGACTTTACTCTCGCAAACCCTATGTATGTTGGTAAAACCCTTGCCTTCTACACGATCGATAGCGAGGGAAAGAAAACGTCAACGTTGGCGACTTTGTATGCTGGCCCGACTGGTTCGGAATTGCTTGAAAACCCGCAGAAGCTGGATAGTGAAGGGAAGGTTGTAACCCCCGCCTATATTGACATGCCGGTCATAGGTGAAGTGTCCGGGCTCGGTGCCGGAGATGTGACAACCGGTATTATTCCTGTGACGGGGCGCAATCGTGGAGCATGGGTGACGGGTACAGCTTATTACGCAACCGAGCTTGTTCAAAACAACGAGGGCGGAGCGCTTGATAAGAACTGGTACGTTATCAATAATACCCATGTAGCCGGGGTTTTTGACGATGATCTGGTCACAGGGAACCTGACGCTGTTTTTTGATTTTCAGCAAGTCATTCAAGAGGCGCAGGCGGGACATGGGCATGAGATTGATGATGTGAGTGGCCTTGTTGCTGCATTGGCCGCAAAACTGTTGGCAGGGAATAACTTATCGGATTTGCCAGATAAAGCGCTTTCCCGGGAAAACCTCGGGGTAAAAATCGGTACTGACGTTTTAGCTCCCAATGGGGATGGCTCTCAGCTTACCGGCGTTCAGGGGGGCGGCCCCGGCATCGGTGACACAGGCCAACGTATCAATGATCCCTATATCGGTACCGACACCACGCTGTGGGACCTGAACAATACATTCACGGTGGATGCAGGTGCGGACACTCTGTCTGTAGGTACAGACGAAAAGTTCAAAAACGGCGATATCGTCTATCTGGAAACAGACGGGACGCTGCCTGCTGGCCTTGCGGTTGAAACGCCCTACCGCGTAGTCAACGCTGCTGCGGCAACCCTGCAACTATCTACCACATTCGGCGGTTCTGCCATTGATATCGCGGATGCAGGCACAGGCGCCCACACGATCTACAAAGCTGTAAACGTCAATGCCGCCGGGCCTATCACAATTGAAAGCGGGTTCACTGTAACTGTTAAACCCGGATGTACATGGAGGGTCGGATAATGGTCGAGAGTATTCTTCACGTTGATCGTGTAGAGAAGGCCGATGGTTCTCCTGTTGAGTTGCCCGGTTACGACAAAGTAAAGCCGTGGGTTAATATGAACGGTAATAACGCAAGTGTTCTTGCGAGCTACGGTGTGTCATCCACGCTGGATCAAGGAACAGGGCGTTATGACATTAACTGGTCTACAATGTTTGCCTCAAGCGATTATGCAGCCGTTGGTTCATCCAGCGGCGGAACTGCCTATACCTGTACATTGATGGTGGGTGATCCTGAAAGCACAGGCACACCCAAGACTGCGTCTATGCTCAACCTATCTGTACGCTCAGATAATGGTGCCAAGTATGACAGTGGCGAGATTAGTGTTCTGACACGGGGAGATTTGGCATGAGTAAAGTAGTTACAGCAGGCCTCCAAACACTGGACGGCACTAAAGAGCTTTCTACAGAAGGGATCGTGCAGGGGTCTGCGAAGGCTTGGGCGCGGTTCCTACCGAACAGCGGCGGTGCTTTAGAAGGTTCGTTTAATTTCAGCTCTGTCACAGACAACGGTGTAGGGGACTTTACGTTGTCCTACACAAACGTGTTCGTGAGTAATGAAAATGCCCCTGTTGGCACAGCAGGGCTGGATAGCACAGCGCCCGGGGAAGTTTTTAATGTTGGTAATGCCGAGGGAGACCTGTCAGGTCAGACAGCATCTTCATTCAGGGCGCAGATTTATGACGGGGGCCTGAGAGACACTAACCCTTGCTTTTGTCACGTAATGGGGGGCTTGGCATGACAGACTTGCAAAAACTCCCGCTGTGGAAGCGCCTTGTATGGAAATTGCCAGTGCAAATCCGCAAACGCTATGGATTTGTGTCATTCTCCGATTTTCCTAAACTTAAGCTCCATGAGCGGCTTAGTTATGCCCGTGTTTTACCACCCGTCCAGTCTGATTATCGTGTGGTGTTTGAAGCTAATATAGACAGCCCGGCGTCTATCTTGGTACCAGACCCCAACTGGATGGCCTGCGCCCTACACGGCGGTATCCTGCCACCTGTGGAAGTCTATCACCGGCTGGAAACCGATGATAATGGTCGGATTATCAACGGGCGTATTCTCCACGATACGCCCCTTATCGGGCCGATGAGTGAGGAAGAAGCTATTGAATATCTCATTCAAAAAGATGTGCCCGCACATGTTTGGCAGGGCAGTCAAGGCAACCGCCCTAAATTCGTAATTTGTCGTAAAACGCAACTGCCTCAGAGCCGCGAATTCCGCAACGCTTGGGCACTAAAGGAGGTCGCATAATGGCACCGAAACCGCAAAGCTATATCTTCACACCGCAAGGCACTGCCGATGCAACAGCGGCCACCACACCACAAGATCGCACCTTCCGTGATGCGTGGCAGCTTGACGGGCAGGACGTTATTGACGTGGACATGACCAAGGCGCGCGAAATCTGGCGCGATAAAATCCGTACGGCCCGCAAGTCGAAACTGGAAAAACTTGATGCAGAATTCATGAAGGCGCTTGAAGACGGCAACACCCCCTTGCAGACGTCCCTTGCCGCACAAAAACAGGCGTTGCGTGATGCCCCGGCCGATCCGGCCATTGAAACCGCACAAACGCCGGAAGACCTCAAAGCCGTGCAACCGGCAGGATTGACGATTTCATAAAGGAGATAAATGTGGCGGACGTAACACTGAACGCAGGCCTTGCATGGGCCTTGACTATCATCATTTTCCCCCTTTTCTGGGTGCTGTGGGTTTACTTTAACGGGCAAATTAAGGCTGTCCGGGAAGGCAACGAAGCTGCGACAACCGCGAACGGCCTTCGGGTGGATCGTCTTAAGGAAGAATTGTCCGCCTATAAGTTGGAGGTTGCCAAAAATTACGCCTCGATCGAATACCTGAAAGATGTTGAGCGACGGCTAACCGGCCACCTTGTGCGCATCGAAAAGAAGCTTGACGAAACACACAACCGCGAAATCGTCGCGTAGAGTAAGGAGTAACCCATGAACCAACTTGAACATTTGGACACCCTCGCGCGTACCCTGTACGGCGAGGCACGCGGAGAACCTGATGAAGGCGTGATAGCAGTTGCGCAGGTCATCCTGAACCGGACCAAGAAACCCAAATGGTGGGGCCACGACATCAAATCCGTGTGCCAAAAGGCTTGGCAATTTTCCTGTTGGAATAAAAAAGACCCCAATCGGGAAAAGCTGCTTGCCTTAACGGAAAAGTCTCGTCAGTTCCTGCGCTGCTTGCATATCGCAGCGGGCGTTATGGCCGGGCGTTATGCTGATCTTGTGCAAGGGGCTACCCATTATCACGTTGATGGTTGGTCTACGCCCTGGGCTGAAGGCAAAACCCCATGCGTGACAATCGGGAAACACCATTTCTATAACGATGTGGAATAGGAGGCTGACATGGTCGCTTTTCTTGCAGCCCTCCCCGCAATATTCTCCGCTATCTCAAGCGCAACTGAATTGTTCGATGTCGGTAAAAAAGTCGTGGAGGAAGTCGCCGGCACGCCGTCGGCGGCTACAGACACGGACCAACTGCGTAGTGAGGTAGAAAACCTACCCGCAGACAAGCAACAGGCTTTCATTGATCGGATGAAAGTCGAGATTGAAGAATACCAGGCAATCACACAGCGTCTTGCACAACAGGGCGGGCAGGTGGATGCTACAACCCTCAACGCAATCCCGGAACGTCAACGTGGTGATATAGCCGTCATGCGCATGACCACCCGGCCATGGGCAGTCCGCTGGATGGTTGTGGCCGTGGTTTTTCCACCTTTGGCGACGGTGGCCGTCAATTTAATGCTGGCTCTCTACAATACTTTGAACGCTGCATTTGCAGCCCTCCCCAATCAAATCGCGCTGATTTCTTTGGATGGTGTCCTCAACGACCTATACACCAACATGATCGGCTGGGCCGCAGGCGTAATCATGACCTATATGGGCATGCGAGAAGTCGGCAAGGCCGTTGGTCACAAGGACGGGGTTACTGTGGGTGATATCACCGGGTCGGTGGGTGGGTTTATGGAGACTATGAAGGGGCTTTTCAAGTCATAAAAACCTGTCCAATAAATCACCCGAAAAAATGGGAAAGTTGGACAAAATACGGAAGCTAGTACATTGATTTCATTACATAGTACACACATTTGTAATCAGTAGGTCCGCGGTTCGAGTCCGTGTGGAGGCACCAGAATTTACCCGCTAGGTCAATGACTTAGCGGGTTTTTCTTTACCTTGTCCGCCGCCACATAAACTGGAGCAAGCTGCCTTTCTTAGCCCCTCTTTTTATGTCCATGCCTTGTCTAAATCTATCAGCTCATTATAGAAAAAACAGCAACAGCTCTCAGCCCTTTTTCTGCAACACGGTTTTCCAGGCGGATATCAACTCCATATAACTCAGCAATACGCGCCACTATAGACAAGCCAAGACCGCTGCCATCTTCCCGGTTCCCGGTCGCCCGATAAAACCTCTCAAACACACGGTCTATATCCTGCCGATCAATGCCGGGGCCACTATCTTCGATCAGAACCTCTGCCCGCGGCCCCTGTCGGCGCAGAGTAACGGTGACTTCCCCGTGATCCGGTGTATAGCGAAGGGCATTGGAAAGCAGGTTCGACAACAGCACCATAATCATTTCAGAGTTGGCACAAATATAGATCCGGTCTTCTTCATTCAAGGAAACACCCAGGTCAATTTTTTTACCAATCGCGTGGATGGTCTCATTCATAACGGTCTGTTTAATTATATCATTCAAACAGACAAGATCCTGCCCGATCTCTTGATATTGACTATCAAGCCGGGCAAGTACAAGCAGCTGATTGACAAGTCTTATGGCCCGGTCCGCCCCATCCTCCAGACCTGTGATTGCCTGTTGTCGTTCCGTGTAATTGCGGGCATTCTGGATTAATTGGGCATGGGTTTTTATGACGCTCAAGGGCGTGCGTAACTCATGGGCCGCATCATCTGTAAAACGTCTTTCCTTATCCAACAGGCGCGAAATGCGGACAAAAAGGTTATTCAAGGCTTGCGTCAATGGCAAGATTTCACGTGGTGTTTTCGAATAGGTAATCGGCCGAAGATTATCCGGTGCCCGGCTTTTGACATCATGTACGATGGTTTGTAAAGGTGCCAGCCCCCAACGCACAGACAGCCAGATCAAAACCGCTAATAATGGGATCGCAAACCATATGGGATGAATAATATGTCTG